ACTTCCAGCAGTACAACCGCCAGCTTGCAGTGCCTGGTGCCTCGTACGCGGCTCCGCTTCGCAGAGAGGCGGAGCCCCTCTACACGCCAAGGCCGACGGCGGACGCGCCCTTTGTCGGCAGAATCGATCAATTTGCGGCGTCGCTGCCTGGCCCGGTGCGCAAGGATCAAATCTTGGGGCAGCTCAAGGGCAAGTTCCGTGACCATGAAATTGGCCGCGCACAGGAGGCGCTGGCTGACTTGGACGCCACGGCAAAGATCACGCCTTCGGACCTGCTCAATCGTCTGAAGCAGTCCTCTGACCCGGCCCGATATCGCACTCAAGTGGTGGAGCCTGATTCGACCAGTTTCTATCGCACGATGGACAACCCGTACCAGGACCGCCCCATGGGCGTAATCCATTTGATCCAGGATCAGTTGCCTGAGGTGGCGGCGCAGTCAGGGCGCCTCAAGACACTATTTGACAATGTCAGGTCAAAGACCTATGGCACGCTCGGGCAGAGTGAGGAAGAGGTCAACAACCTGTCCAGGAGCATTCAGGAGCTGACCAAGAGTACCCCGCCCAATCTTGTGAGCCAGATAACCACGGCGTTCACGCCTTATGTGCAGGCGCAAAAAGCAAGACGAGACTTTGCTGATCTGGAAGACACCCTCCTCTATCCCACCCTTTCCAGCAGGTATAAAGGACTGGTTAGGGAAAGGATGAACGACCCAGAACAGCAGGCTCTTGGGTCGCTTCAGATAACCAGAAAAGCCGCTGAGGACACCATAACTGAAGCCGCTGAAAAACTGGCTACGCAGTACAACGTCCCGCAAATCAGGCAGTACGTGCCCGGGCTTGTCGAAGGCAACAAAGAGGCTCAGAAGCAGGTGGAGGACATCACAGAGGCTCTCAGGGGGGACCTGAGGTCGCAGATACAAAGGGAGGGGCAGTCCCTGCGGGCGGCACTTGATCGGACGATTTCTGCGGGCGTAAAACCGTATCGTGGCCAGCACTCCGGCCTGAAAAACGACCCGGACCCCATTGCTTTCAGTCGATTCTCCGAACACGAGACAGTAATCCCTGGCATAGGCCCGACCAAGGGGATTTATATCCACGAGCTGCAATCGGATCGGCTTGACGACATCCGCAAGCTGGGCCCTTTGGGCGGAAACGTGTCGACGGATTTCCACGAGAAGTATCTGCCGTTGATGGACAAGAAGGATGCCTTGATGAAGGAGTTCGTGCAGCTTCGCTCAACAGGGCAGTCGGGCGATCGGTACAACGAGGTTCTCAAGCAGATTGGCAAGGTTGACAGCGACATCGCCAAGATCAACAAGCGCATCCAAGAAGGGACGTACTCACTCAAAGAGTCCTTCCCTGGCATGGAGAATTCCCCGCAGGTGATCCAGCAGCTCATGGCAAAGAACGCGATTGCAGCGGCAATCAACCGCGGGGTCAACTTTGTGGCGTTCCCTGGAGCGGAGTCCGCCCAAGCACAGCTCTACGAAAAGCTGCCTCGTAACCTCAAGGAAGTGGTCAAGGACCTCGGTCCGGGCTTCGAGTACAGCTCAGTCACGTTGAGAAAGCCCGATGGCACGGAGATAATGCATCCGGCAGTGATTTGGGGTACCGAGTCTGCTGCCCGTGTGAAAAAAGAAGGGGTTCCCTTCAAAAAAGGTGGCCTGGTCGACAAGAATACGGCATTCATCAAGGCCCACGCATAAGGAAACGACATGCCAATCGACAAAGCACTTAACCGGGCGCCCGTTCTGGACGTCGTAGTGGGCCTACCAGAGCCTGAGATGGACATTGAGGTGGTCATCGACGAGGACGGAGGCGCCACGGTTGAGATCGGCGAGGACGAAGCCGACGAGGTCGACTTCTACGCCAACCTGGCAGAGGTCATTGACCCCGACGACCTGGGCAGGATCGCCCTTGACGTGAGCGCTTTGTTCGAGGCAGACAAGGGTTCGCGCTCCGATTGGGAGCAGATGTACGCCAAGGGCCTTGATCTGCTGGGCTTGCGCATGGAAGAGCGCACAAAGCCCTTCCGCGGAGCCTCTGGCGTGGCCCATCCGATGCTCACCGAGGCCATCGTGCAGTTCCAGGCACAGGCATTCAAGGAGCTTTTGCCCGCCGGAGGCCCTGTTCGCAGCCAAATCGTGGGCAAAGAGACGGTGGAGAAGTACCAGCAGGCCTCGCGCGTGCAGGATTTTATGAACTACCAGATCACAACGGTGATGGAGGAGTACACACCGGAGTTTGATCAGCTACTTTTCTACACCGGCTACGGTGGATCAACCTTCAAGAAGGTCTACTACGACTACCAACTGGGCCGGATGGTGTCAAAACTGTGCCTGGCCGACGACGTGTACATCCCGTACAACGGTTCGAGCGTCATGAGCCAGTGCGCGCGGATCACGCACCGCATTGCGATGGACTCCAACGACTTTCGCAAGCGTGTTGTGGCCGGCGAGTACCTTGATGTCAGGGTCGACACCGCTGCATCGCCTGCTGATCCCAGCCAAATCAAGGAAGCGGTGAACAAAGCGGTTGGCGTGCAGCCCACGGATGACATCGGCGAGGTCTTTTTGCTGGAAATGATGGTCGATTTGGACATCCCAGGCTTTGAAGACAAGGATGACCAGGGCGAACCGACCGGAATCAAGCTACCGTACGTTGTCACGCTGGCCGAAGACACGCTGCAGGTCATCGGAGTGCGCCGAAACTGGCGCGAAGAGTCGAAAAACAAGGACCGCAAGAATTATTTCGTCCACTACGTGCTTGTGGAGGGCCCGGGCGCGTACGGATTGGGCTTTGTGCACCTCGTTGGCGGCCTTTCCAAGGGCGCAACGAGCGCTTTGCGCCAGTTGATCGACGCTGGCACGCTCGCAAACCTGCCGGCAGGCTTCAAAGCCAAGGGCGCGCGGATCGCGGACGACTCCACGCCCATTCAGCCGGGCGAATGGCGCGACATTGACGCTGGCGGCGCCGAACTCACGGCCTCGCTCATGCCGCTGCCGTACAAAGAGCCCAGCCAGGTGCTCTTTGGCCTGCTTGGCTTCCTCGTGGACGCCGGAAAACGGCTCTCCAGCACCGCGGACATGCAAGTTGGCGACGGCAACCAATACGCGCAGGTCGGAACGACCCTGGCGCTGCTGGAGCGCGGCTCTATGGTCATGTCCAGCATCCACAAGCGCATGCATTACGCGCAGACGCTGGAGTTCAGGCTGCTGTTTGAAGGCTTTGGCACCTTCTTGCCCGACGAGTACCCCTACGAAGTGCCTGGCGCGTCCCGGCGCGTCAAGAAATCGGACTTCAACGACATGGTGTCGGTGCTGCCGGTGGCCGACCCCAACATTTTCAGCACCGCGCAGCGCATTCAGCTTGCTCAGATGCAGCTGCAGCTTGCACAGAGTGCCCCGAACATGCACAACATGTACGAGGCCTACTACCGCGTGTATGCGGCGCTCAACGTGCGAGACATCGACGGCATTTTGCTGCCTCAGAACACGCAGAGGCCTCGGGACCCGGCCTCGGAGAACGGCGACGTGCTCAACGGCATGCAGCTCAAGGCGTTTGCCGGCCAACAGCACGACGCGCACATTGCAGCACACTTGATGATGGGCCTGTCTCCTATTTTGCAGTCCAATCCGATGTCAGCCATGATGCTGCAGCGCCACATTCTGGACCACGTGCGCCTGAAGGCCGAGGAGGACGTGGAAGCCGAGCTTTTCAAGCTCTACGGCGTCGACCCAGACCGCATGATCTCTGTCATCCAGAAGGAAGGCATGGTGGCGCTCAAGATTGCGCAGTACATGCAAGAGGTTCGCTCGATGCAAGACGAGCTTTCTGGCGGCGGCGGGGAAGACCCGCTGATCGCGCTCAAGCAGCAAGAGCTGCAGCAGCGCGCGCAGAACGACCAGGCAGACAACCAGATCGACCAGCAGCGGCTGGCGCTGGATCAGCAACGACTGCAGCAGAAGACCGCTCTGGACCAGCAGCGGTTGGCGTTGCAGATGGGCAAGGCTCAGCAGGCACCTCAAGGAGTACAAAATGCCGCTTAAAAAGGGTTCAAGTCAGAAGACGATCAGCTCCAACATTGGCGAGATCGTGCGCGACTACAAGAAAGACGGGATGATTGGCACCAGCAAGCCAAAGAGCAAGGCCGCGGCAGTGAAGCAGGCCGCAGCAATTGCCTACGACAAAGCGGGCAAGTCACGCAAGATGGCCAAGGGCGGTGACGTCATCAAAAAAGCCAAGGGCGTGCAAGGACCGTCGATGGTTGTGAAGAAAAAGGACGGTAACCGTCCGGTGAAGATATACTGATCTTCGCCAACGCCTTCAGTCGGGGCGCAAAACCGACTGCTTTTCATGGAAACGACCATGCTTGAATTTGCAGAAGCAGTCTTGAAAGAAATCAGAAAGCACCGTCAACAGGCACACGAAATTGTGCTCAGTGGAGGTATTTCCGACATGGAGCGTTACCGCTTCATGATGGGCCGCCTTGAGGGTTTGAACCTGGTCGAAGAATCCGTGAGAGGCCTTTTGAAGAAGGTCAATGGGGACCAAGACGAGGACTTTTAACCTGAAAGGAGAGCCATGGAAATCGAAACTGCACCGGTCCAAATGACCGCACTTGAGCGCAAATGGGCCGAACAGGCCGCTGCCAAGGAACCAGCCTTGGACGATGCCTACACGGAGCTGGGGTTTGACCCCGAGAAGCTTGATCAGTCCGTCATTGACACGATTCCCAGGCCCACCGGATGGCGCATTGCCATCTTGCCTTACCGCGGGGCTGAGAAGACCAAAGGCGGCATCGTTTTGGCTGAAGAGACGCAGCGAAAGACGCAGCTTGCCACCGTGTGCGGGTATGTCCTGAAAATGGGCGACCTGGCGTACGGGGACGAGTCCAAATTTCCGACCGGGCCGTGGTGCAAGGAAGGTGATTGGATCATCTTTGGCCGTTATGCGGGAGCCCGTATCCCAATTGACGGCGGAGAGATTCGCCTCATCAATGACGATGAGGTGCTAGGCGTGGTCAACGACCCTGAAGACATTCTGCACATGTAAAGGAGAGCAATATGGCGGACCAAATGGACTTGCAATTTAAGATCGGAGAGGACGAGCAGCCTGCTGCCGTTGAGATCAATGAAGAGGGGAAGGCTGAACTGTTGGATCAGCCGCAGGACCCCGCGGTAGACACCTCTGGTGCCGCGGAACATCGCAGCGAGGTCGACGACTACAGCGAAAACGTCAAAAAGCGCATTGACAAACTGACCGCTCGCCTGCGCGAGACGCAGCGTCGTGAACAGGCCGCCTTGGAGTATGCGCGCAGCGTGCAGGCCCGGGCCCAGCAACTTGAGCAGCAATACCTGAACACGGACGGGCAGCGTGTCGCCGAGGCACAAAGCCGCATTGAGACGCAAACCGTAGCTTTGAAACAGATTATTCGCAAGGCCCGGGAAGAGGGGGACGTGGATACTGAAACTGAGGCCATGCAGCGGCTGGCTGCTCTGACCAACGAGCAAAGTAGCATCCAGGCCCAAGCCGCGCAGCGTGAGGCGTATCAGCAACAGTTTGCAGCGCAACAGCAGGCCGCCGCGGCCCAGCCGGCGCCCCAGCCGGCGATGCAGCAGCCCCCGCGCCAGGTTGACCCCCGGGTCGAGGAGTGGGCGGAGCGCAATCCCTGGTATGGCCGGGATACGGCGATGACCCATGCGGCGTGGGGCATTCACAAACAACTTATTTCCGTTGAGGGGTTTGACGCCAGCTCGGATGAGTATTATCATGAGCTCGATCGCAGGATTCGTGAAACATTCCCACAGAAGTTTCAACAGAATGCTGCGCCCAACCAAAACAGGCCACAGCGAAACGTGCAGGCTGTGGCGCCTGCTTCCCGGTCCTCCGGAATTTCAAATGCGCGCCGCACTGTCAAATTGACGCCAAGTCAAGTTGCAATTGCCAAAAAGCTGGGTGTTCCACTTGAGGAATACGCCAAGTACGTGAAGGAGTGAGATCATGAGCGACGTCAAAATTCCGACTCTCAGCCGTACCCCGCGCGAGGCCGAATCTCGTGCGAAGAATACGCGACGCAAGCCATGGGCTCCCCCGTCTCGACTTGATGCTCCGCCGGCTCCCCCTGGGTTCAAGCACCGTTGGATTCGGGCACAAGCAGGCGGGATTGAAGACCGCACCAACATTGCCGGCAAGCTCCGTGAGGGGTATGAGCTGGTGAGGGGCGACGAATATCCCGACTACCAGGTGCCAACGGTTGAAGATGGCCGACATGCTGGCGTGATCAGCGTGGGAGGTCTCTTGCTTGCACGTATCCCAGACGAGACCATTGAAGAGCGTAACGCGCATTACCAGACTCGTGCGAACGACCAATTGCAGGCTGCTGACAATGAACTGATGAAGGCCAACGCTCATTCGAGCATGGTCATTACGAAGCCCACGCGTCAATCGCGCGTGTCCTTTGGCAGCGGTTCACGAGGCAGCTAACCAAAACTTTTTGTGAAGGAACCATCAAATGGCAAACGTGAACAAGCCCTTTGGTCTGCGTCCTCTCGGCAATTTGTCCGCTACTGGCGCCCAGAAGCAGTACGGATATCTGATTGCTGATAACCAGTCCGGGGCGATTTACCAAGGCGATCTGGTGACCATTGACAATGGCTACCTGGTCAAATTCAACAACACGGATCACACCGTGGCTGTGGGCGTTTTCAACGGCTGCAACTACATCGATCCCTCCACGGGCAAGCCCACCTGGAAGAACTACTACCCGGGTTCCATCAACATCACTGCTGGTCAGATCGTGGCCGACGTGATTGACGATCCCAACCAGTTGTTTATCATCCAGAATGCTGGCACCCCCACCCAGGCGAATATCGGCACCAACGCCGACATTACTGCCAGCACCACCGGTAGCACCACCACGGGCGTGTCCAACATGACCATGAGTGGCACGTTCACCGAGAGTGCTTCTGCCAATCTGAAGGCAGTGGGCCTGTGGAACGTTCCGGGCAACGAGATGGGCCAATACGCCGTTCTCGTTGTGAAGATCAATGAGCACATGTACGGCAGCACTGGTACGCCGGGCTTTAGCACCTAAGGAGATCAATCATGGCAATTTCACGTGCACAACTGGTGAAAGAGCTTGAGCCTGGTCTCAATGCTCTGTTTGGCCTGGAGTACAAGAACTACGAGAACGAGCACGAGCAGATTTACACCATGGAAACTTCGGACCGCGCGTTCGAGGAAGAAGTGATGGAATCTGGCTTCGGCGAAGCTCCCGTGAAGACTGAGGGCGCTGGCGTCGCTTACGACCAGGCGCAAGAGGTCTACACGGCTCGTTACACCCACGAGACCATCGCCCTGGCGTTCTCGCTGACCGAAGAGGCCGTGGAGGACAACCTCTACGACCGCTTGTCGGCCCGCTACACCAAGGCCCTGGCACGTTCGATGGCTCAGACCAAGCAGATCAAGGCGGCGGCCGTGCTCAATGGCGCGTTCACCACCTCGATCGGCGGCGACGGCAAGCCTCTGTGTGCAGACGACCACCCGACCCTGGGTGCCGCCGACCTGCGCAACGAGCTGGCTGTCCCGGCTGACCTGTCGGAGACCTCGCTGGAGCAGGCGCTGATCGACATTGCTGCGTTCACCGACGAGCGTGGCCTGAAGATCGCCGTCCAAGGCCTGAAGCTCATCATCCCGAAAGAGCTGATGTTCACGGC